CGGATGTAAGATATAAATTGCGTGGCGACGTTAAGGAGTGGCTTAGGGTAAAGGCACTTGAACTTCACGAAGCCATTGGCTTCAAGACATTGGTGTTGAAGCCGATAACAGCTTTAGAGGTACTTTTGACTAGGCAAAAGGCAACTTCAGCTGGTTATCCATGGTTCGCTAAACGTGAGGTGGTGTGTGCCAATCACCTGAGTGCTGCATTTCGGGAGATGAACCCGGAACGCTACGAACGAGATTTTGCAGCTTGGGAAAAGCTAGGGAAACCAGAAGTATTAGATTCCCCTGCCATACCAATGTATACTGCAAATTACCGAACAGAGACGTCAAGCGATGGATGTAAAGTTAGATTGGTACATGCAGCTCCACTTGCTAATCAGATTTTAGAGGCAAGATTTGCTATACCTTTACAGGAATATCTAAAGTCTGACGATGCAGTGAGTGACGTATCGAAAGGTGCATTATTCAGTTACTTACCAAGCTTACTACTATACAACCGTATTAGAGATTTAGCTGATTTGGCAGTAAGCGAGTGCGTACAATGCTTATCATTGGATTACTCCTCCTTTGATAGCCATGTTTGCGCCGAGTTAATACGTCTTGGCTTCATTGTGCTGTTTGGGCACGATGATGAATGGGAGCCGGAGTTGGAGCACATTGTTGCCAACTTTACAGACAAGATGCTGATGACACCATGGGGGACCTTCCAGTTTAGTGGTGGGGTACCATCTGGGTCGGTGTTTACGAATCTCGTTGATACAGCCGTCAACGCACTCGTAGCTGAGTTCATTGCACGTGACCGCGAAATTGCGATGCGGTGTAACGGCGATGACGCTGCTGTCGTTATTATACCAGAGATAACTTTAGATCAAGTGGAGGCACGCGCTGCGGATGTCCACATGATAGTGAATAAATCAAAGCAGGCAAGTTCACCAACGTCCTTTACCTTTAACAAGGCTTACTTTGGGCCAGAGTATGCTGGCCCAGTACCAAGTGAGAATCGCGTCATAAACAGTATGCGCTACTACGATAGCCAACTTAAGGGTATCGGCGTTACATTAGACATGGAGATATACCGCAGTCTACAATTGGTCCAAAGCCTAGAATATCACCCATTCCGAGATGCAATAGTATCAGAATTTAGTGACATTATTGCACCGGACGGTTATGGGGTGCTAGACTTTGTATACAGGCTACCACGTGCTGATATGCAGTGGGGGGGCCTGGATATGCCTTATAGAGCGCAATACGCTAGTGATCTACTGTCATCCTGGGAAGCGGGATTGGTACATAATGCTTAAAGTAGCTGTAGATGCCGCCAGAGATCAA